CTGTAGATTATTGCGTGATTGTAACGAACCCAGTAGGAATAGGGTCGATTACATTTCGCTTTATGGCCTTGAGGGTGAGAAAAACCTGATGGGACTGCGTTTTGATGTTTGTCCCTTCCTTGCTGTAGGAGGTCAGCTCGGTACGCTCCCCTAACTTAAGGATGTTGTTGAAAGGCTGAGCCTCCCTGTAGCCGATAGGCAGTTGGTAACTGCAGCCGCCGCCTTTAAGCCATTCGCCCACCTTGTCATTGTGGTATAGATAGCTCATGGAAATTATGGAGCGATTATTTTCCCCTATTATTCCCTTAAGTTCCAATTGGTACCCCTTCAGAACAGGAAGTACATTGACTGTCGCATTTGGTTCACATTTCGGCTGAGGAAGAAATGTGGCCATGTTTGAGAATATGGCAGGGTCGGGCTGGCCATTTTCAATAGTGATATCGCTAACAAAGTCAGTTTTGCCGTCACGGATCACTTCGATGCTGTACACCAGATAGTCGTGCGCTTGCGCGATAGCAGTCGCACCAAGTAAGGCCAAGGCCGCAATCATGGGTTTCATTTTCAGGCTCCATTTAAGAACGGCCTCAGCATATCACGCAGAAATTTATTTCCAAAAAATAGCAGAAAGAGCACACGGCAAGGCTATTGAGCCGCCGATGCATTCCGATCAGCCCCCATCTGCCCCTGGTAGGCATCTAGCTGCCGGACAGTATCGTCGGCTTCGGCAGAGAGTCGTTCAGGTGAGTTCGGCCTTGGCTGCAGCGTAGCCACCGTCGTAAAGCCGCTGCCGGATCTCCCGCGCCATATTCCGATCGAGCCCGTCCGCGTAGCCGGTTTCCACGTGACAGATCTTCGCCCCGCTCGCCAGCGCCGCCTGGATGTGGGCATCCTCTTGCGCGTCCAGCGTCAGCTCGAGCACGCGCGGCGCGATGGTCATGATCGTGTGCAGCCCGGGCTTGAGCGGCGCCACCTTGGCATCCAGATGCACGCCCAGCCGCGGCGCCTTGTCGATCACCAGCTTGTCCACCGGGATGTTGTTCTCGACGCCGCCGTCGACCAGGTAGCGGCCGGCGTACTGTACCGGTGCATACACGATCGGAATGGCGGCCGAGGCGCGCGCGGCCAATGCCACCGGCACGCTCGGCGTGGTCTGACGCGAGAACACGAACGGCGCGCCGGCACCAAGGTCGGTGGCCACGATGGTGAGGTCGACGCCGAGCTGCGCGAAGGTCTTGCTACCAGTGTGCTGCAGCAGCCACTCCAGCAGGTTGTCACCGTTGCAGAAAGCCATGCGCTCGAAGATCGACAGCGGGTTGAATTCCAGCATGTTGGACCAGTCTTGCTGCATGGTCAGGGCCTGCATTTCGGCCAGCGGCATACCGCACGCGGCCAGCGCCGCCACGATCGAGCCGCCGGACGTGCCGGCGTACTCCACCGGCGTATAGCCGGCATCGTGCACGGCCGCCAGCGCGCCGACGTGCGCCGGCGTCTTGAAGCCCGAGCCCGAAAAGGCGATCCGGATCGGCGCGCTCATGCACCACCGCCTTGGCCGTCCTGGCCAGCCGACTTCTTGCGCAGCATGGCGGCAACAGCAATCAAGCCAACGCCGCCGGCTACTACCACCGCAGCGGTACTATCACTGCCGCCCTGGTTGGTCGGCTTGGGTGCCGTGGCGACTGGCGCCGAGGCGGGGATAGGCGGCGCTGCTGCCGGAGCGGAAGCCGGTACCGCAACCGGCGCGGACGCCACCGGAGCAGAAGCTGCCGGCGCGGATGCGGCATGCGCCTGGACACGCTTGGTGGCGACCACGTGCACGTCAGCAGCCACCACCCTGGTGCCGGCGGCGATGGCCTTGGTGGCTACGGTGGCGACGGCCGCCTTGTCAGCGGGGATGATGCCGGTGGCGGCAGCGTCGGCCACCAGGTCGGCATTCACCGCAGTGACGGCCGCAACGGTGCTGGCCACGCTGTCGGCTTGCGGCGAGGTAACGACGGTGCAGGCGGTGAACATCAGGCCGAACATCAGCGCGGCTGCCAGCAGGAGGGCTTTCTTCATGGGGTCGGTCCTTTCGGGTCGATCAGGGTGAGATGCGCGGCGATCACGCCGCTGAGGGCGTACTTGATGGCCTGTACGAGTTCTTCCGGCGCTGCCAGGCCAAGCAGCACGAGCAGCGTCCAGATGGCGAACAGCAGGGCGCCGGCCACCAGCCAATCCTTGGCGGCGGAATTCATGCCGCGGCTTTCTGCTCGATCGCCGGAGCTTCGTGGACGTGTTGCAGCTCATCGGCCGCGAACACGAAGCCGGGCACACGCGGCATGGCCTGGAAGATCCAGACGGGGAAGGTCAGCGCGTGCATGCCGTGGTTTTTGTGGCGGTGGAACTTGGCGTGCAGCACGAGCATGTTGGCCATGCTGTCGACGAAGGTTTCCGGCTTGGTCGGATCGAATGCGTGCCAGTCGAAGCCGCGCAGCTCGGCCAGCTTGCAGACGATCCACAGCAGTGAATCCTTGGCAGGGTAGGTGGCACCGGTCGGCTGGTCGGTATCTAGGTCCAGCACCGGCAGTTGGGTGATGGTGCCGGTGGCAACGCCTTTCACGGTCACCCAATCCACCGCGCCGGAATACGCCCACTCGCAGAAGATGTGGTGGTATTCGGTGCCTTCGGTGTGGCCGCTGACCGCGCACGGCAGCTTGGCGGCGTGGCCGGAAGCCTTGGTGTGACGGAAGGTGGCCGACTCGGTGCGCGGCGGGTGGTCCGGGTAGAACACGTCCTCGCTGAGTTGGTCACGGTGCTCATGCTCGTGAGCGATGGCCGGCATGGTCTTCATCTGCTCGCCTACACACAGAGAGCAGGGTTTTTCGATGGCCAGGCCGTGGCTGCATTTTTCTTGCATGTCGGTGCTCCAGAAATGCAAAAACCCGCCGGAGCGGGTTTGTGTGATGGGTCTTGGTGGTCAGCCCTGCATGCAGAGCCGGTATTCGTCCTCGCGTCGCTTCACCAGGCCGGGCATCTTCACGCCGGCGGCGTAGACGTAGTGCAGCAGCAGGCCACAACCGCCAGGCACGTCATCGGCGTTGAGCTTGGCCGGAATACCCGATTGCAGGTAGCGCGTGACGCCGACGTTGTAGGCGAAGTCGGTCAGCGCGATGCGGCGGCTGTCCGGCATCGGCTTGGTGACGGAGCGGTCTACTGGGCCGAGGTAGTCCGGGATGCGCTGTTCAAGCATCGCCCGGCACTGTTCCGGCGTTTTGGTGTCGCCGAACTTCACCCCCTGCGTTTCGCCGTAGCAGATCGTGGCCAGCGTCGGCCGGGCCGGATCCTTGTAAGCGGTGGTGCGCATCCCTTCGTGCGGTGCCAGGAACGTGCAGCAGGCGGCCACGATGGCCGCGCCGGCGGTCAGTTGGGTTTTGGTCGCCATATCAGCCCCCTTTCTTCCATCCGAAATAGGCCAGCACCACTATGCCGATCACTACCCCTTTCCAAGCCAGACCGAGCACGGCACTGCCCACGTTCTCGCGTAGCCTGGCAAACGACCGATCAATCAGCGCATCCACATCGGCGTCGGTCAGGGTGCGTTCTTCTTGCTTTTCTTCCATGAAGGCCCTCCGGTGGGCGTAAAAAAGCCCGCTCGGGGCGGGCTGGTGGTGGGTTAATGGCTGCACTTGCTAAGCAGCAGAATCAGGGCGATCAGCAGAGCCAATCCATCTGTTTCGCGCATAGGCACCTCCTTTCAGAAGAGGTATGCGCAACATGGATGGTGAAAGTTACTGCAGCTTGGCGGCCAGCACCTCGGCGGTCCGGCTGGCTACCGTTGCGCCAGCGGCTAGGGCGCCGGCCGCATTGGCCACGGTCAGCGCCTCGGCGACGCCCTGCTGCACGGATGGCAGGGCCAGCACCACTTCAGTGAGGCGCGAGTCGTTCAGCCGAGACCAGAACACCTTGAGCGGCGGGTTGTTTGGCAGTGCCGCCTCGATCGCCACCTGCTCGGCCACGGTGAAGCAGTTGATCACCGTGTTAGGCGACACGATGGGATAAACCTGGGCTGGCGTCGGCTGTGGCGCGGGCTGGACCGGCTGCGGATTGGTCCAGGATCCATTGATGTAGACTGCGCCATTCACCGTGCCGTCAGGCACTTCAATAAATTGCGCCGCCACGCTGGATTCGAAAAGCGCCTTCGGGTCAGAGGTGGTCACGTCCACCGCTTGGTTATTAATGCTTCTTGCCCAAGTAGTCATCATCAAAACTCCACAACAATAAGACCGCCACCACCAGACTGCGAATTAAGCGTCTGAGAAACGGAAGATGAGCAGGCGCCACTGCCTGCGCCGTAGCCAGGCGTACCAGTCATGCTGGACACCGAAGATGCGGTAAGAATCAAGCCGCCGCTGCCGGCGAAGTAGCCGCCATTACCCGTCGTGACGGTAGTCGAGGAGTTCGCAAGAGCACCACCGCTCGCCCCGCCAAAAAGCCCCCCGTTTGCGCTACTAGTTGTACCGCCCGATTGCCCCGCCGAACCGCCTGATGTGAAAATATCCCCGGGGAATCGGCAAGGCGTATTCGTGGCGTCCGTATTACCGGCATTAGTACCCGTCGCCATATTGCCGAGCACATCAGGGCCTCCGTAGACGATGCCCGCAACTACCACGGAGCCCACGTTAAGGACGCCTGAACCTGCCCCGTAGTAGTTAGCGTTGGCATTCCCGATGCCCGTACCTACGTTTCCTACGGTTGCACCACCTGTAACGACTTGGTGGCTGGTCGGATTAACCATGGCGGGAGTACCGCCGTTGCCGAGTTGGCTGCCGGCACCGGCCCCGCCAGTGGCCACTTGCCCACTGTACCCGGTCATAGCCGGTTGGCCGCCGCCCGTGGAGGCGAGAATCGCCTGCACACCATTGGCGAACGATGCCGTGCCCCCCGTCAGTGCCGGTAGCGTGGGACTGGCAGCGAAAGACTGATTACCGCCAGGACCACCGGTGGCAGTGATAAATGTGCCAAAGGACGATGAAGATCCTGCGTTACCGTTCCCAGCGATGGCGGTCGCACCGGTGCCCCCAGCGCCCACGGTCACGGTTACCTGTTGGCCTTGTGTTAGGAAAACCAGACCGAGGCCATAGCCGGCGCCGCAACCACCTTGTGCAAGGTTGTTGGCGTTGGTACTGGCTACGACTGCACCACTACCAGCACCGCCAAGTACGCGGACGCGATACCAGCCGGTGTATGGCGCCGTAAAAGTGTACGTGCCGGGCTGACTGTAAACCTGGAAAGAACCGTTGCCAAAAATTCCCAGATAGCCAGGAACTTGACCAACAGTATTGGATAGTTGGCTGATATTGGACGAACCAGAGCTGCCGGTTCCGCTCACTCCTACAGTTGTTGATCCGAGGCTAATACCATTCGCAAACAGCACGCCAACAGCACCGCCCGGAGTAAAGCCCGAATGGTTGAATGTCTGCCCTTGCGTTCCGAGCACTGCATTAATCAGATATTCGCCCGGTCCGCCATTCACAGTAATGGGCGTGCCATTGTTGCCAACGGCCATGGCCGTTTGATTGACCCCCTCGATGGCGGACGCTTCTACCTTCTGAATCCCCAGGAAGGTGGCGGCCGTGCTCTGCTGGTCGTAGCAGAAGATCGCGGTCCAGTCGCCGCCGCTGACGATTCGCGGCCAGCTCGATCCGGTCGTGCCGGCGGCAGAACCGAATGCCGTAGCGCCGGTTCGCAGATACGGCAGGCTGATACCTTGCGATGCATCCGGCAGACCAACGGTCAGCCAGTACTGACCGCCGGTGCCGGACGAGGCGGCGAATACAGTCAGCAGGCCATTGATGATCGCGGCGTCGATGCCAAAGCTCGACGTGATGCTTGCAGAGCTTAGGCCGGTGACAGCCTGATAACCGGTGCCCGTAGTCGGCAGCTGAACGACATTGACGCCGGCAGCAGCCGAGCCAATGTAGGTCAGCCAGAACTGAATGCCATCGCTGGTCAGCTTGACCTGTGGTTGCGACACGCTGTTGAGCGTATCGGCCACCGAGTAGGCCGCCCCCTGGATCGCGCCGGCGTTGCTGTATATGGCCGCTTTCAGGTTGGTGCCGTTGCCCTCCGCGAACGCGAAGAAGCCGGCCATGATGTTCAGTTCGAGCAGGCCTGCCGTAGCGGTGCTATCTACGTTGGTCGGACCCGCTTGATTGGCACCAGCCGTCGACACCACCACAAAACCGGTACCAGCCGTGCCACCGGCAGTCATCGCGCCGCGGAAGCCCACCACCAGGTTGCCACTGCTCAGCTGGCCGATCCGCAGGTATTCCTGTGCAACGGTGCTGGCAAGCGTTTGAATGTTGGTCGCCGCGGTGATACTACCGCCTGCATTGTTGTAGGTGGCCAGCTGGATCTGGGTGCCAGCAGACGACTGGAAGACGACGGCGAATCCGCTGAAGACGAACGTCCCGGCGCCAGCGGACGCGGAGCACACGGCGCTGCTCGCCAGCGTGATGGAGGTGTTAGCCACGATGGAGCCAACCGTCGCGCCGACCGGCACGCCAGGACCGGCTACGCTCTGCCCCACGACGATGCCTGAGGTGCTGGCCATCGTGATCACGCCGCTGCCCTGCGTGCTGGTGGCGGCCTGGCTGATCGAGGTGGCGCAGGCATCGTGATAGACAACGCTGCTGCTGTTGTACTCGGTTGCAATCGAGGTCGGGCCGGCAATCAGGGTTAGCACAGCATCGAACACAACAAAGTACAGGGCGCCAGAGGCACGGGCATACACCCCGGCAAAGGTGTTATTGCCCAAGGTCAGCAGCCTGGGCGTACGCACGGTGGAGGCCGTGGCATCCAGGGTTGCCGAGGCCAGCGAGGCGCCAAGGGGTGTTTCCTTGTACGCTACCAAGTTGCCGCTGGAGTTGGTGCCCAGGATGATGATATTGCCGTTGGTGTCCCGTACTACCGGCTGACGATCGGCACCGGGCAGTGCTGCAGCTACCAACGACGTCTGACTCAGCAAGGTACCGGCCGGCGCGCTGCGCGCGTAGTCGATGGTATTGACGGTATAGGCCTGCAGGCCAGGGCCGCCGATCTCGACAAGGTCGCCTTGTGCGAGCGCGGCAGCGCCTGCCTTGAGCTGGAACGTTTGGCCGTTCTTCGTGAATTGGCTGAGGTTACCCATCTATTGCAGGCTCCAGGCAGAGGATTTGTATTCGATGCGGAAGTCGACCCCGGACACGTCGCAGTTAAAGTTGCTGCTGCTGCCCTGCAGTGGCTTGCCGTTCGGATTGAGGATCAGGTTGTTGCTCGCCCAAGTGCCGGCGAAGTCGAAAAACTCGTAGTTGTCGCCAGTGGCTGGCGTTCCTTCTAGCGTGATCGTGATCGGCCCGGCCGAGGTGTCCACGGTGTAGACACCAGGGTTGAGCGACGAACTGCTGTTGATGTAGGTGGCCTGTGTGGCAACGAGCTTCGGCACCGGATTGACGGTGGTCCAGAAGTTGCCGTTGCCGTCGATGTTGAACGAGGCCGTTTGGCCGGTAGCGATGGCCAGCGCTCCGTTCGTCGTGCCGTTGAGCTGCTTGCCTGCCGGCACGCTGATGGTCAGGGCCGCCGAAGGATCTGCATTGATCGCGGTGACGAACCAGCCATTGCTCACGCCGGTTGGCAGCGTGTCGGCCATCGGGTTGCCGGAGTTGGAGCGCACGCGCACCTGGCCTTGGTCGCTCAGGCCGTAGGTGTAGTTGGTGCCAGTTACCGATGGGTTGACCGGCTCGGCAATCTCCAGGGTGCCAGTGCCGGGGTCGTTGACCGTGGCGCCAAGTTGCTTGGTGCCCGCCGTGCCGAGAACCAGCGGCACCGACCAGTTGCCGGTGTCGTCACCGAGCACCAGGGCAAACGCACCCTTG